ATTCGCATCACCTTCTTTAGTGAATGAAATATGGATGTGATGATCGTGGCGGTTAATCCCATCATAAGGACGCCAACTCCAAGATTTCTTAGCGGAAGCGATTTTGCCTGAATAGATGACATAAGCAATTCGTTTATCACCTGACTTGGCGCATAGGCGTATTTGGTCGGCAAGATAAGCACCTGTACTGGGGCGTGTGTCGAGATCCTTATCCACATCAATAGCCCTGACAATTCCGTTAATTGGATCGGGATTGTGATCACTTGGACGTGCTGCGTGTGCGGCATCGCCTATCCAACCATCGCTTTGTCTATCGCGATCTGGATAAGAATCATCAATCTGCTCACGAAGTTGTTGCCCTGCTTTACAGAGAAGCGGCTTCATTTGCCATCATTTCATCATAAGCAGATTTTAAACCTGACCAAGTAGAGCCATCTGCATATTCAATGAGTATGCAATCTTCGCCTTTAGTATTTTTGTATTCTTGCATCATAACTCCGCACTTGCATCTATTGTGCCTGATAAAGTCATTTGTCCTGCTTGTCCTGCCGTTGCAGCAGATGTCGTAAGGGATAAACCAAGAGTTCGAGTGCTTGCGGTATTGTATGCAAGTGCCGTAGTTGCTCTACCAACACCATTAACATAAACAGTTATTGCAGATGCAGATGAAATCGTTGCAGATGTTGGTGCTGTTCTCATTTCAACAGGAAAATTAAGACTTGGAAAAAGTCCAGCAGCAGAATAATAAGCAGCGGTACCAAGTTCTCCCGAATTCCATCTATAAAAATATCTTTGGCAAGCAACTAATTCTGTGGCAATACTTCCAGTTGCTGTTGTAAAAGCAGTAGCAGTAGAACCCGACTCGACTTGTACGCCCCATATTTGAAATGTAGCATTTTGTAAGCCTATAGATGATGCACGAGTGGCATACGTTGATCCAGCGCTTAACCATATATTTATTGCTAAATAAGATGTGTTTGCTGTTGTTCCTACGGTTTTACCTGATAATGATGGCACTGTAATAGATACTGAATATCTTGCCCAAGATGTAGATATTGTTACTGCGCCGACAGGAGTTTGAACGGTTGCAGATGGTGAGCCACCTGTACCAAAGTTTTGTTCCAATTCGACTGCCATCTTTGGTGTACCGCTTGTAGTTTTTGCCCAAAATGAAATAGTTGCAGTTTGACCTGCAAGCGTTCTTACATCTTCAATTTTTTGAACAAGTAAAGCATTTGTATCTGTACTTGATCCAGCAGCCGTAATACATTGCACAAAGTTTGTAGCCTCATATCCTGATACTGGCGCTGTTCCTGCCGTAAAAACTTGCGGAGTCGTTGTAAGTGTTCCAGTTGTTCCACCGTTGAATTGTAAAAACCTATCAAAGTTGTAAATGCCACTTGCGGTATTGCTTGTAAAAGCTCTCTGATTAAATCTAAAATCACCGTTTATGATTTTGTTTTTACCAGCATAAAAGTTATTAGTCTGACCTATAAGGTTTACAGTACCTGTTATGTCATTGACGTCGCTTGCGGACAGCACGTCCCCATTTGCGTAGGTCGTTTTCATTGGTAGTCCAACAGCCATTAGCACACCTCTTTCATAGGGTCAATTCTAGTACATAACATCGAGTAAAGGTTCTTGTGTCGTCAAAGTAGTCAGCCATGAATTAGGGGTTATATCATGGGCGATTCCTTGACATTGCAAAGTCTTAGTAATGGCAGAAGTACCAGGTTGCTCATTGGTAATTTGCATGGTGTCGAAATAGTCAAGTCCGAGAGCTGCTGCGACTCCTGAGGTATATCCCAAGGTCACAAGATCGAGGGTAATGGCATCAATGCGAATAGTCGTATCTTTTCGAGTCGTTACATAAGCCGTGGCAAGGCTGAGGGCATTGGCATCTGTCTGCATAAGTAATTGGTCAGCTGTAACGGAGTGAGTAAAGAATGCGGCAATAGATGTGGCATCTTGATAATTCTGAGCAGTTCCACCGATTCGAGTGATGGTTGCACTATTGACGATTGTTTTGTCGTCATGAGCGAACTGGATATTGAAATAATTGATGCCTGAACCGGATTGATTAAATACAACAGGAGTCTTGGATTGAGCATCATAGACAAATTGACGATTCTTAAATACCGCGTTGCCAGCCTTGTCAATATAGAACGCACCCTGTTCTGTAAATTCCGCAGTTTGAATGGCTTGAATAACTGATCGAAGAGTTCCAGGATCTGCCTGACAAGTCGTATTGCCAGTCTGAATTGAACGCTGTGAGTTAGACCAGCCAATCATGCTAAGAATGCGTCCTACGCGAGTACCAGTATCTTCACCAGCAACTGCACCGGTGACGGTTGTGATATTGGAGTTAAAGAATAAACGGAAGGCGTCGTAGCAGATTAAATCGACGTATCCAGTTTCCTGATTCTTTGGATATGTGTATTGGTACTCGGTGATGTACCCAGCAAAGATTGGATAGAGAGTTTCATTGTAACTAGCTTGAATCTGAATCTTGCGAAGCGGTTGAAGATATGGGTAATAAGGAGAAGCCGTATTCTGTGGATTCCAATCACCGTTAGGATCTACAACGCGGACAACGGATTGTGCGGATAGATATTTATCCTGCAATAGGTTGCGTTCTTTGCGAGTCGAAATCTTCAAAACAGAAGCTGAGACATCGATGATATTGGGTACAACTGTTCCTAATTCAGCAAAGCCTAATTGTCCTGTTCCAAGTACCATGACAGTACCAAAAGATGCACCTTGAGTAAGGTTAATTTTAACAATAGGGGTTGCTGGTAGTACTGGCATTAGTACGCCGTTGAATAGTTAATCGGGATGCCGGAAGCTTGATTGTTGTAAATACCTTGAGTGATGGCAGATACTAAATCGCGTTCCGTTGTGACTGATCCTGCAACATTGACAACAATTTGAGCTGATTGACCTGCTAACGCTGATAAATGACTGTCGCCGAAACCATTAGGATTTAAGCCAGTAGCAGGAAGACCAGCAGCTGCGTTTCCTAGAGACTCTCCCATTCGAGCAGAACCAGCATTGAATCCACCTGCTCCGGCTAGAGAAGTCACGGTGGTAGGTGAAACTGTCAATAATGCTTGTAAGGCCGCTAAAGCCGCTTGTAGGGTCGCTAACCATGCTTCAAATGGATTAGGTACATCTCCGAGGTTAATCATTGCGCCGCGTAAATCGCCAAGAAGCTTTGCATCGCTGACAACGGATGCGGCTAATCTTGCAGCACCCTCAACGTTTCCTGAGTTTATAGCATCTTCAAGATCAAGGATTTCCGTCTTAAGGCGAATGCGTACTCGATCTTCTTCTGTCTGTTTATTCATGGCAGCGGCAGCTAGTTCAATGCGCTCCATATCAAATATCTTCTGAGCTTGATTGAGGACTACTGATAATTTATCAAGAGCAGTTTTCTTTTGTTGCTCTGCTGTGATTTTCTTGAGGTTAGCCAAGCGAGCTTTTTCAGCTGCTAGTAATTGAGCAGCACGAAGTTTGGCTGCATTCTCTGCTGCAATTCGAGCCTTTTCTTCTGCCGCCATAGTGGCAGGGGTGAATTTGCCTGATATTGCTCCAGGTGCTTGAGAGGTTGTTCGAGCGGCTTGCGCTCTGCCTTTCTTTCGCAAATCTTCAAGAATCTGTCCACCAAAGGCAATATACAAATCGTGCCAAAATCCTGGCTCGCCTTTGATTCCTGATGTAGGAGTAATCTGCTTGATGAGAGCTGCAATTCCCAAGATTGTTTCTGATGCAGTTTTGCCGAAAGATTCCATAGCGGCTGTTGCTCCGCCAATACCATTATCTCCAGCCAATAGCATGAAACTATCAAGTAAGCCCTTTCCAATGGTTTCTTGCATATTGTCATAAGCAACATTGAGAAGATTTATTTGTCCAGCATAAGTTGTCAATACGGCGGCATTAGAGCCGCCAAAGATATCCGTAAATCGTTTCTGAATATCTAAGAATGAAGCAGCTTTTAGCTCTGCTTGAGTGAGTCCAAGATTATATTTTTTAAGATTCTTGATATTTCCGACATATGCCTGAGCAATATCTCCGGCGGTTGTGGCGAGATTTTCTCCGCTACCTGCACTTACATCGATTGCAAGTTGTAATAATTTTTGAGACTTTGTGACGTCACCTGTTACTGTCAATAATGACTGCATGGCTGGACGAAGTTGCTCATCCAATATACCAGTGCTTTTTTCTAGATTTTGAATGAATGTTGTAACTCTAGAATTTTCAAATGCTAAACCTAGATTCTTAAGAGTATTAGTAAGAACTGTTGCGGCTTTTTGATCATCTGCAAAAGCCTTGACTGATGCCTTACCAAAAGCAAGGATTTTTTGAGCAGCAAAAACCCCAGCAAATGCTTTTGCTAGTTTTTTAACTGAGTGTTCAAGACTGGCTGTTGATTTACCAGCTTTATCAAAAGCTTTTCTTCCGGTAAATTCGGAAGCAATTTCAATGGCTATTCTTGATTGGCTGCTCATGCTGCCCTCTTAATATCTACGGTTGATGTGCGATTGTTAAATCTTGCAATGGCTGAATTGATTGCCTTGAAAAAAGCATCTTGCGCTTTTCCGCCATTATTCTGCCAAGCCTTGTAAATAAGGCGACCTCGATCATTGCCACTACCTTCTAGCGGTTCAAGGTTTTCAATAAACTTTGCTCCAGCCCCAGGATTATTGGAATGTGAAAATTTCTTTTGTGTTTTCTTTTTGCCTGGGCCGACCCACGGCTGACCGGTTGGATTCTTTCTACCAGCGGTTTCATAAATAGCACCAACGGCAGTCTTGTTGTTAATTTCTGCCAAACTACGAAATCCGTGTGAATTAGGTTTTGAAGGTGAAGTTCTATATCCAATACCACGCTTGATAACACCTGCATCAAAGAATGGAAATCGTGCTTGTGTAGGGTTACGAACAGCCCATCCGCTCATTGGAGATGATGAAGGAACATATCCTCGAGCTTCTTTGACAATCGGTTTAAGAGCAGCAGCAATTTCTTTGTTCAAATCTTTTGCAAGATCCGGAGCAAATTGATTAAGTGCTTTACGGAGATCAACGGCGCCGCGCATTTCGACTGGCATTTTTAATCTCCTCTGCTTCTTCTCGTAATACTTGAATGAGGTTTTTAATCATGACCTCATCAAGCTCTAATAATTGTTGAGGCGCGATCCCGAGTCTTACCGACAATTTAGCGGTGAGATAGGTGATCGAGTCGCGCCCTAGTCCAAAGGGTCGTCTTCGAGGACTTCGACTTTCACCAAAGTCTCGATGAACTTTTCTCCGAACATTGGAACTGTTTCACCCGAACGTCGAATACATTCCCAAGCCAGCCAAAAGATATCGCTCTGCTTCATATCTTCATTGAAAGCTGAATAAAAGCCTTTCTTTGCATAGATTTCAAAGCCGTACTGAACCAGCGGAGTGAGCGGAAACTCACCAACTTGTCCATCAACCCTTGTTACTTTTAACTTTGCCATTTGTAGCCCCTTAGTTTGTTATTAGAATGTGCCGGTTGTTGTCTGTACAACAGTTGAGTTACATGTGAATGTAATTGAAGATGATGATACATCACCAACAGCACCGTTTACTGGTGTAAGGTTGTTTACCAAGATGCTTACTGTGTAAAGAGGATTTGTTGCAGAAACTGCTGTTCCTTTAACTGGAAGGACAACTGCTGTGACAGTTGTTCCGTATGCAGCTTGTAGAGTCGCCAATACGTTAGATGCTGCAAAGTCATTAAGGAAGTTAATTGTAAGAGTGCTTGTTTCTAAGCCCTTTACGAACTTGTGTGAAGAGTCACCCATTGCTGTGACTTCAACTTCGTCGAAAATTTGTGAAAGTGTTGCTGAAGTGACGTGATCTGAAATATCAACGGAATTGATCTTCACTCCGACATTGTTTTGTAGAAAAATTGCCATTGGCTATTCCTTATCTTCTTTAGGTGTTACTGGTTTTGGTGTGTCTGTAATCTGACCAATCTTTTTCAAGAAGGCCAAGTTCTCTGCTGCTGTATCGCTCATTATTAGTTCCATTCTGTGAGAATCGCTAGAGGAATATCGCACATCAATAAGTCACCAGAAGGTAATGATAACTGTTGAGGTGCTGAAATTGCTGGAGCATTGAATACAAGTCCTGATTCAGCAAGCAATTTGTAAGCTTGCATGATGAAAGATTCAATGACAGTAAGGTTTCCTAGATTGTCCAGCAATGGAACAACGACCGTAATTTTATAGTGAGCCGTTGGGCTAATAATTTGATGGCTGTTGTTGTTGCTAGTGATCATTGGATCATCCCACGAAACAATAACGCTATTTGCTTGCGGTGCTGCTGGTGGGAATGTGAATACGCTCCACACGCCAGGGTTATTAAGAGCTGTGGCGAGAGTTGAGCGAAGAGTGGTGATTGCTGGTGTGGTCATTACCCCACCATTGATCGAGGGCCAATATAGGGAGCGAGGAGACCAGAGACTCTGGACATTACGCTACGACCCATCTTGTATGGCCCAGGTTGGAAATCTACTCCGCTTCCACCTGTTGCTGGAGTTTGACGTGCTTGCCAAATATCAACTGCAAGCATCATTGCAGCTTCACGGACTGCTGGAGTTGAAGCATAGGCTGTTGCCTTTGTATCAATGCCGGCTGCTTTGCCGTAAGGCACAATGAGGTGATAAGCATCATTTGCTGCTGTCTTAGCAAATTGCACCATCGAGTATCCCTTTGGAAATGTTAAATTGTTGTAAGGGATAAAACTGAAGAATGGGAATGTGGCAGATCCTGCTGAATAAGGATATGTGGCAGTAATTGTGTATGTGCCGTTGTATGTTGAGCCGCATCCGGTAAATGTTATTGATTGACCTGTGACGTAAGAGCCAGGAGAGGAAAGAATTACTGTTGCGGTGTTATTGTAAATTGTCGCACCGACGACTGGTACTGAATCGAACCAAAGATATGAATTGATGAGATCTTCAGAAGTTTGGCATACCTCTTCCACAATGGTGTC